AATGAATGAACAAATCTTAGCACAAAATTCAGACTGTGCAAGCCCATATGATGAGGAGGATCAAGTCCTTACTCAATGGCAAATTGATCATGACGCATATGCAGACTCAATAGCTGAGTACAAGGAATCTCGCAAAGAACCTGAAAAGGCTTTGGGCGTTCAAAAAGATTTCAACAAAACTTCCCATCCAATTGGGGAGGTTATAGCGGACCTGCAAAAACATTCTCACCTTTATGCACTTTTGAATCGATTTGAGAGCGCTGTAATTAACCGTCTAAGAGCAAAGGATAAGTTGTAATGCACGATAATAATTCTATTGATGGCGGGGTAATTTTGCCTGATCCATTAATTGATAGTGATGTGGATTTACGCGACTTTGCATACATGCCACTTGATGTGGTGCGTTTCAGAGACAGCGATTTCACAGCTATTACAGATGGGGAAGCATTTAAGGCAGGTGTTTTGCTTTGGTGTGCTTCATGGCATCAAGTGCCTGCTGGATCACTTCCAAATGATGATCGTATTCTTGCAAATCTTGCGGGTTTTGGTCGCTTCATTGGGGAATGGGTAAAGGTTAAAGCTGAGGCATTGCATGGCTGGAAAGAGTGCAATGATGGCCGCATCTATCACCCAACAATCTGCGAGAAAGCACAGGAAAGCTGGGCATCAAAACAGGGCCATCACTACGCAAAATTTGCGGACAGAATGCGGAAATACAACAAAAAGCTTGAGTCAGAAGGCAAGAAATCCATAGATATTCCAACAAGTGAACAATGGATAGCTGCTGGATGTCCAAAAGATTGGGTTGAGTCTTCCACAAGTGTTCCACAAGAATTCCATCGGAATTCCAACGGAACTCCAAAAGAAAGCCAAAATCAATCTAGCGGAATTCCTTCGAATTCTGCTCTTAAGGGAGAAGTAATAGAACATAAGGGAAATAATATAAATATATGTCCGCCTAACGGCGAACCTGTACCCGCTGAAAAACCAAAAGAGAGTTTCAAAGAAGAAATCCAAGAGATCTTTGAATTCTGGAAAACAACGTTTAACAAAAACAGCCGTACTGTTTTGGACAATAAACGTAAAACTAAGATTCAAGCCAGACTCAAGGAGGGTTACACAGTTCAAGACATTAAATTGGCAATTACTAATTGCTCCAAGTCTGAATACCACCTTCAAAACAACTTTACTGACATTGAGTTAATTTGCCGTGAAGCAACAAAACTTGATCGGTTCATTGGTATGTCTGGGCAAGAGCCAAACGTAGCGCACCAGTCTTCTGAGCAACCACAGGAACAGCAAGTTTTCAGACCAACGCCAGTGCGTGTCCAATATGGCAAAGCCTATGCTGAGGGTGGTACAGAATGACTAATGATTTGAATGTAACTGGTATTGAAAAGGACCCATTGTCAGATCCAAGCATTGAATCCTCTGTTCTGGTTTCAATTCTGACGATTAGTGAGGCTGCTGATTATGTGGCACAAATGCATGAGCATTTATTCACTATTCATACTCATCAAGTGATTTTTAAAGCTATGCGCTCACTTTATTAGCGTGGTGAAATTATTGATGAACTTACAGTTTTGAGAGCAATTAAGTCGCTTGGGGCAGAGTCAAAAGGTATCAATGAACAATACATCATTGAGCTATTAGGGAATGTCGTAGGCAAAGCAATCAACTTTAAGTCATACATCAAGATGCTGGAGGAATTGCACCTTAGACGGCAGCTTCGAGATGTTGGCAAAAAAACTCAGATTTATGCAAATGATGTGGGTTATGGATCTGCCGATGATGTTTTGGAAAAGGCAAATACCCTCTTAAGCAATATTAATTCCGTGTCTAACAAGGGTGATGTAGAGCACCTTTCTCATTCTGTAATTTCAATAATGGAAGAGATCAACAGCATCCAAACTGAAAGGATGAGCGGTCAATACAGAGTTCGTGGGGTTAATACTGGTTTTGTAGCTCTTGATCATCGAATTGGGGAAATTAATAACGGCGATTTAGTTGTTATTGCAGCTCGTCCAAGTATGGGTAAAACGGCCTTTGCTTTGAACTTGGCAACCAATATTGCAACTAATTTACGTAAGCCGGTTTTGATTGAATCCATCGAAATGAAAAGAGATGCAATCACCAAGCGGATCATCTCAAGCGTAGGGGATCTTAAACTTTCAAAAATCAAAAATGCTGAGTTGGATGGCGAAGATTGGACTTGTTTTACTGAGGCTGCAAAAGTTATTCAAAATTCGCCTCTCATGATCATGGATGGCGCCGTCACAATTTCTGATATCAGAAAGCATGCGCGCAAAGTGAGATCGGAAGAGGGTTCGCTGGGTGCCATTTTTGTTGATTACTTACAAAAAATTATTACACCGCATTTGCCAGCAAGTGCGTCTGAAAATGACCGTTTGACTTATATCTCAGATTCATTGAAGCGCGTGGCAATGGAATTTAATTGCCCAGTGTTTGCTTTATCGCAATTAAGTCGTCAATTGGAAAACCGATCAGATAAGCGACCAATTATGTCAGACCTTCGCGGATCTGGAGCAATTGAGCAAGATGCTGACGTAATTTTATTCCTTTACCGGGATGAGTATTACAACGGCGAGAAGTCAAAAACACCCGGTTTGCTTGAAGTGAACGCCGCAAAAGTGCGTGACGGCTCAGTAGGCAAAACCTTTCTTTGTTCTGAGCTGGACTATAGCCGCTTCTCAAATGTGCATAGTGATCAATTGGCAGCTCTTGAAAGTAAAGATAATTCAGGAAGCTTCATATGAAAACGTTCTTATCAATCATGGTTCTTATTTGTATTTCAACTTTTCTGGGTTTGGTTATAGCAGCTTTGGTTGCCAAGACTCATCAACCCAAAAACAAACGAACAACCTTTCGTTTTCCATTGGCCTTCATGGACAGCACTTTTTACTTCATTTGCACATTGACCCTTCTTGATTTGTGTGGGCGTAAGCAATTTTGGTGGGGGTATTTAATCGTAATTTTACTAATCCTGTTTCTAAATTTTTATTGTTATGACAAGTGGGAGCGCAGCCAATGAAACCAGAACAGTTTATTCGTGAGCAAGGATTGGATAAGGCGCGAGAGGTTGTTGAAGGCATCCCAAGTAAATATATGGAGTGCTACTACTCAACATTGTGTTACTGCACCAAAGCAAAAAAGTATTCAGATCGTTTTAATCCGAGAATTGAGCTTGTGAACATGGATGACCTCAAGCGTCTTATGGAGTCAGTTGCTTTGGTGATTGAGCACTACACAGTTGAAAGAGCCAAGATATATGCAAATTCACCTTACACCGCACCTGAAGTGAAGCAAGCATTAGAAAGAGCAATTGTTGATTACGAATCAATATATGGAGGCGGTGAATCTCATGCCAACTAGATATAACACAGGCGAGTATAGCTACGATCTTGAATATCACTATGGAGATATGTCAGCAAGCATGGAGATGCTTAGAGCACGTTTAATTGAATTGTTGACTCCTCATCTGTCTGACCGTTATGTGAAATGGAGAGAAGCATATTTCACATGGTTTACAAAGTGCGGCGGGGATTCGGGGTGGATGTTTTGTGTAGGTCCACACGAATTTCATATTGATGGGGCGTTAAGGCGCTATTACTCAGGTTCTATTGATATTACCTACAACCAGAAAGATCGATATTTCTTGGTGGGTGAGAAAAAGAAAGTCAAATGTAAGGCTTGTAAGGGGTTTGGCTTCATTCGAGATGATGGGTGGGGGCATATAGATAAATGTGAAACGTGTGATGCAGAAAAAGGAGCCAGCCATGAGTGAGTTTAAAGAATACAAAGTTGGTGAAAAGATCGTATATCACAGCTTGCCGCATCAAAGATTGTTTTATGTCAAAGCTGTTTTGGACGACTCAATTGTTGTTCGTGAATGCTGGGATGAAGCAGGAGCTAAGTGTTTTAGTGAATTCCCTCCTTATGCAGATATTCGCCACGCCACCCCAGAAGAAATAGCAGCAGGCCACCGCATTGACAATGATATGGGCGACGACTTCCCCATAGAAAACCACATCAGCCCACTGTGTAAATCAAAGGATGTTTGAGATGGATAAACCAATGACATTTATTGAGTGGTGTTCTAGTAACGGAAAAATTCCATATTCAGTTGGCATAGAGGAGGCATATGAAGCTGGTCAGCAGTCAATGCAAGCGAAAGTGGAGGAGCTGCAACGCAGAAATCAGATGCTTAACGACAACATAAAAGAGCAAGGTCAAAAGCTCGTTTATCAAAACGAAGTGATTGAAACACAAGCTGAAAAACTGCTTGGTTTAAGAGATGAGAAAGCAGAGCTGCAAAAGCGGGTGGATCAACAAGGACTAATCATTGCAAAAGCTATGTCTATTGCATCAGACCTTCAAAAGAGCTGGTCAATGTTTGAGATTGGCAAGAAGTTAGAGCAAGCGCTCAAGGGTGGTGAGGCATGAATGAAAAATGGACCTACAAAGAGATGATGGCCCTGCGTTGTGCATATAACCATGGTGTAAGAACACCAGAAACACGAGCGGCAGCTTGCCTGTATGTGAAGTTGGGTAGAAATAAATTATTAGATCAATTCAAGAAAGAAAGTGAAGCAAAAGGTAAGGTGGAATGATGAATAATAAACCGCATGTATTACAAGCTTGTAATTGGAAGAAGTACACAATTGAGAATTGGTTAGAGCAATTTGGGGCATGGATTAATGAAGATAATGCTGAAACTTATTTGGGTACACGTAACACCTTAACTTACTTGATTGATTCTGTAGAAGGCGTAAAGCGTGATGCAAGAAAGCGCTCATTGCCACAGTGCAAAATCTCTACTGATGAGGCGAGAGCTGTAAGTGGATTATTGCGTGATTTACGAATGAACCCAAACCCAACATTACAAGAATGGCTAGATTTTGTAGTGTTGTATTACGTGCATGGGTTGAGTGAGGAAACTATTGCTGACATTAGCAAATGCTCACGTAACGCCGTGAGACAAGATTTAAAGTGTGGTATTGCCTATATTGTTGGGCAACGTAATACATTGCGGAGTAAATTAACCGAAAAACAAGCCAAAGTAAGAAAACCAAAGAAAACCCTTGACTTGGCGCCAATAGTTCTTTAAATTCGTGATAAGTGGTACGAAGTATAAGCAAGTGTCACTGATCTTAAAGAAGCTCGCCAAACGGTGGGCTTTTTGCTTTTATGCCCTACGAGCTTAGAACATTGGATTCCGATGTGCTGGACTGGATTTCTAGTCGATGCTTAAACGTAGGGCTATTTTTTTGGAGGTTCACATGCTCCGAATCATCAGGCAGGTATTCTGTTTTCATGTTTGGGAGTGTGAATCCGACATGTTCAATCAGAAAGAATGCAGAAAGTGTGGAAAGATTAAAGTAATTTAATTTACTATTGAGAATACAATGACTTATATTAAATCAAGTCGTTGCATTTCCAATTAACATGCCGCATTATTAATCAAATTACTTTATTAATGGTGTGGTATGAAACTAGTTCGTTTAGAAACAATTAGACTTAATGATGGTTCATTTGAATTGCAATTTAATGAGGATGGATTTACGCCATTTTATCCAAATACTATCAATGACGATGGTGTTGATGTTGCATCAGGTAAGGTTAATGTAGATTCTATTTACTATCATCATTTAGATAGAGATGACACGAGATATTTAATTTATTTAAAAGGCTACCATGGCAGAGTAGATGGCACAGAAATCCCAAGTCTTGAAAAAGCATTAGATGCTCATCTGCAAAGTTGAAAATTAAACTGAATTTATTTACAGCCCTGCATTTGCGGGGCTTTTATTTTTTACGCCATTCGTCTAATTGGATAAGACATCATAATTCTAGTGTGATTGATGCGGGTTCGAGTCCTGCATGGCGTGCCATTTAATTTAGAGAAGTGTGCTGCATAGATATAGCCTCTTGCCAAAGTGGATATCAAAGCTAAGGAGTAGCTCACTTCGTCTAAGTCAAATGGATTGGGGTGAACATGGATACAAACGAAGCCAAAAAGAATCTTGATAAATATTCGGAAGAGTTAAGCCGTTACCAGAACTTATCTCGTACTGGATTGAGTCTCGAAGAAATGCTTGTTATAGACCGCATCATAATGCGATTGAAAAACAAGATTAATAATTTACGGTCCATGTTGAATGCGTGACTCCAAACGATTAGCCGAAGTACGCAAGCTGCCATGCATGAGATGTGGTGCACCAGCACCAAGCCAAGCCGCGCATTCTAATTCTAGTAAAGACGGTAAGGGCAGATCCATTAAGGCTTGCGACTCTAAAACTGTTTCTATGTGTTTTTCCTGCCATCATTTATTTGATACCTACCAACTAGG